CGAAAGGAAGGTGAAAAAGTAATTCAAGAAAGTGAAGCCACACTGCGTCAATTAACCAACCAACGTGACGGCATTCTTAATGCACAAGACGCTAAAGAAAAGGCAGCAGCACAAAAGGCGGCTGATGATAAAATAAAAGCCGAGCAACAGACTGCTGCGGAATTAGAAAAAATACGTCAGCAAGAATTAGATAATGAACTTAAGCGCATTAATGAACTTGCAGCTGCACGAAAGAAAGCAAATGAAGATAGGATATCGCAGGAAGATGCACAGTTTGCGCTGCGTCAAGAATTGACACTAACTCAACAGCAAAAAGAAATTCAAGATGCTGTAAAGCTTGCCGAAGAAAGATTAAAAATTGCTGGAGATGATGCGACATTGCAGAAGTTAGTTGCCGAAGAACGCGATAAAACAATAACGGAAATTAATGCAAAGTATGCACAGCAACAAGTTGAAGCTACAAAAGCGGCAAATGATGCAGAGGTAAAAAATGCCGAAGAAGCAGAAGCTAAGAAGATTGCAACAAGACAACAAAGCTTTGCAAAAGGACTTGAGTTAGCACAAAGTGCCATTAGCGTATTGCAAGCATTTAGTGATGCTTCAACAAAGAATAGCGAACGCGATGCAAGAAAGAAATTCAAAACTGATAAGGCACTGGCTATTGGTGCTGCAACTGTGCAAACTGCATCGGCGGTAACGGGTGCATTAACGGCGGGTGGTAATCCTATCAAACTTGCCACAGGTGCTCAGTTCTTTGAAGCAGCTGTTGCTGGTGCATTAGGTTTAGCGCAAATTATTAAAATTAAGAACTCGCAGTTTGGTAGTACAGGAGGCAGTGATAGTTCAACAAACACAACTGTACCATCTACTGGCGGCGGCGGTAACGAATCACAACCTGCACAGTTCAACCCATTAGCTTCACAGTTCATACAGAACCAACCTGAGCAAATAACGCCGCGTGCATTCGTCCTTGCGGGTGATGTATCATCACAGCAGGAGGTTCGCGAAAAGGTACAAGACTTGGCACGACTTGGATAATCATTAAAATCGTAACTTTGTAAAATGGAAAAAAGAAAAGTAGTAAAATGCGTAATCGATGAAGAAGGTCGTTTAGGCATAACCGCGATGGGTTTAGTAGATAGCCCCGCAATAGAAGAAAATTGGATTGCATTAAGCAAGATGCAGTTGAGTGCAACAAATGACGAACGCCGTATGCTATACGGTGCTGCACTTATCCCGGATAAAGAGATACTGCGCTATGATGAAAAGGGTGAGCCATACTATGTGTACTTTGAAAAGTCCACAGTGAGTGCTATCGCGCATCAGTTCTTCAAAAAGAATCTGCAACACACCACCAACTTGCAACATGAGATACCAGTGACGGGCGTTACCGTTGTTGAATCCTGGATTAAAGAAGGCAAGTTGGATAAGTCAATGCAGCTTGGACTGTCTGAACTTCCCGATGGTACATGGTTTATCGGTACAAAGGTGGATGAAGATCACGTGTGGAATGATGTGAAGGAAGGCAAGATAAAAGGTTACAGCATTGAAGGTTTCTTTAACGAGGTTGGCGTGGCAATGAGTGGCGTGAAAAATTACGAGGCTGAATTGTTGCTGGAAATAGACCAACTGCTTAGCAATGTAAATCCATCCAAATGAAAATAAACGCGGTTAAGTTCAAGGACAAAAAGTCCTTTGACAAGAACAAAACAAAGGGTAATGTCAAAGCAGTGTTTGATGCTTTTGGCATTGTTGTTTTTGAAGATGAAAAGCCAATCACACCTGATGCCTCAAAGGTATGTCAAGTAAACGAAGTGGACAGGTCACTAGACCAAATCGCATCGGGTCTTGCAATCTGCATTTGCAATGATTTGAAATCAGCCATTGAGTTCTTAAGTCTTAAGCAAGTAAACATCGTTGAAACGTTTGAATCTACCAACACGATGTTTGTTGAGGTTCCTGCATTCAGCGTATTCGATGAGTTCTACGAATCACTCATGCGCAGCAAGTTGTTTATTAGTGTTGAGCCTGATTACATTCAGCCCTTTGAGGCTAATGCAGAAATGTCCATTGCAGCACAATGGCACTTGCAAAACTTTCGCGCATCTGAAGCATGGTCACTTATTCCGGCTAATGCCTATGGTGAAGTTGCTGTATTAGATATTGCATGCGATGTAGATCATGAAGATTTGGTAGGTACTATCAGCAACACGTCTTGGAACTGCGTTTATGATACGGCAGACGTGCGTCCTATAAGCGAATTTGAAAAGCATGGTACACCTTGCAGTGGATTGATTTGCGCAAAGACAGGCAATGACATCGGCGTGAAGTCAATCGGTAACAACAAGCTTAATGTGCAATTTTTGCACATCGGTATGAACTCAAATAGTGGTGGTGGATTCTTTACATCTGATACTATCGTAACGCGAGCTGTAAATAAAGCTATTGCTAATCAGAATTGCCTTGCCATATCAATGAGTTGGGGTGGCAGCAATACATATACAATGTTTGCTAATGCGCTGACAGCGGCAAAAAATACAGGCCGAGGTGGTAAGGGTATTTGTGTATTTGCATCTAGTGGTAATAATTACGCAAATAGTGTGAATATATCTCCAGCAAGTTTACCAATGGTGCAAGCGGTTGGTGCATCTGCTCAAAACAATACACGCGCTGCATTTTCTAACTATGGTACCAAACTTTTTGCTGCTGCTCCGGGTGTGGCTGTTCCAACAACGGATAGAACTGCGCCAGCGGGCTACAAGATTGATTCAAACTATACAAATTTCAGCGGAACATCTGCTGCTTGTCCTGTTATGGCTGGTTGTGCTGCTGCTATTATACTTGCTAATCCTACACTAACGGAAAAACAAGTAAGTGAAATCATTGCAACAACAGCGGTTAAGAGTGGCGGGGATGTGTACGATGCAAATGGTAAGTCACTTGAACTTGGATTTGGTGTTGTTGATTTATACGCTGCAATAGTCAAGGCCACTAGCGGTGAGTTGCCACCACCACCACCACCAAGTGAATTGTATAATCTCTTTGGCACGATTGCCTCACCTGCTTCAACTAATCAAGGCTCGCAAGTAACTGTCAGTTACACTGTGCAATTAGATAAGATTCGCACAGTTGATACTGTTACAGATGTGGCACTAGAATTTGTGCGGCCTGATGGATCTAAGTCAACTTTCTACACTGGTAATGTGACCATTCCCAAGGGTCAAGTATTATTTACCAGTTCACTTCCGTACACCGTCCCAAATAATGTTACAGGTGTAGGCAAGTTCAATGTATATCTTGACGTGCAAGGTGGTCATTTGGAAAGCAATGAAAGCGATAACATGGCTACTACATCAATTACCATTAATGCACCAATACCAGTTGGTAATTTTGATTTAGAAGCTGCATGCACAGGTTACACATGGCTTGCACCTGATAGCGTGCGCATGGGAATACGTATTACAAATCGTGGTGCTTCAACGGTAACTAGTTATAAAGTTAAATGGGAGTTCGCAGGTCGCAGTGGCACGTGGGATATTGTGCGCACATTATCGGTTGGACAAAGTGCATCGACAGGAAATGTGATGTATCCGCCATCGGGCACTACTTGGCCTCAAACATTTAAGCTATCAATAGTCAGTGTGAACGGGCAGCCGGATAATAATCCAGCAAATGACATTGCTACTTGTGTAGTTAATGCAATGTGATTATATTAGCGACCTCTCGAAAGAGTTTGGTTTAGTGTAATAAAAGTATTTAGGGTTTAAGCAAAAAAAAGGGAAGCAAACGTGCCTCCCTTTTTTTGTTGTGTTTAACCTGATTAACCTAGAATCGCAAGGCGTATAAATTCCGCAATGCTGGTCTTTTGTTGCTTTGCTGCCTTTGCAATCTTGTTGTACTCTTTTTCATTGACACGCGCACTAATGCGCAAATCTCTTAATGCTGGTTGTGCTTTCATTGGTTTTGATTTTATACGGCTAATGTAGCCACAAATTGACATGCAACAAAATTGCTGTTTTTCTACAATAGCAAAATTACCAACATGTCAGATATCAAAAATCAAATCAAAGCTGTATTTGCAAAATACAACATTGAACCATCTGCACTAGGTATCAAGTTTGAAGATGAATCAGCTGACGCAGCCGAAGCTCCTGCAACGGAAGTAAAGTTTGCCGTAGAAGGCACACTAGCTGACGGCACTAAAATCTACTCAACTGCGGATGAGTGGACAGTAGGCGTTGACATCTACACGCAAGATGCCGAGGGCAATCCGGTTCCAGTACCTGCGGGTGAGTACATCCTTGAAGATGGCGTAACAAAAGTTTACGTAGCACAGGATGGCATCATTTCCGAAATTGAAAAAGAAGAACAGTCAACTGAAATGAGCAGCGAAGATCTCGTTGCTGTAATCGGACAGTTATCTGAGCGCATCGCTGCGCTTGAAACTGAAAAGACTGAACTCGCTGCGGCGGTTGAGACTGCAAAGAATGAGGCACAAGCTGCAAAAACTGAACTCGCGTCAGTAAAGAAAGCCCCTGCCGTTCCTAGCGTCAAGTCACAAGAATTTAAAAAGTCGAATGCGGTTGTAGCATCAAATGGTAACTCATTTGCTGACTTCATGGAAAACATTCGCGCAAAACAAAGTAAATAATTCACCTCATAATTCTATTTAAAAATGCCAACAACAACTTCACTCACCACCACCTATGCAGGTGAATTAGCTGGTGAAATCGTAGCTAAGGCTTTGTTGTCAAACGTATCCGCTGGATATGTAACAATGAAGCCAAACGTACCTTACAAATCCGTAGTACGTAAAATTGATGACACTGTAACATTTGCTGCCGGCACTTGTGATTTCACGCCAACAGGCACAATCACTTTGACTGAGCGCATTTTGACTTTGGAAGAATTCCAAGTACAACGCCAAATCTGTAAAAAAGATTTCTTCACAGACTGGTCAACCGCCGATGTAATGTCAGGCCGTGTGAACACTCAAATCCAAGATGCTATTATTGGTCGCTTGGTTGGTGGTATTGCTGCCGCTAACGAAACTATCATGTGGTCAGGAGTTAATGCAACTGCTGGTCAATACGATGGTTTTGAAACTTTGATTAAGGCAGTTGGTTCAGGTGCTGTATCTGCCGGTTCAGGTGCATTGAACTCTACCAACATCATTGCTAACATTTGGGATGTAATCAACACTGCTCCTGCTGCCGTTAAAGGTGCTGCTGAAAAGCCTGCATTGTACATGGGACAGGCTGCGTGGGAAGCTTACATGCAAGCGCAGATTGCTGATGGCAATGGCTGGTACTTAACAGGTGGCCCTGAAGTATCTAAGCGTTTTGTAGGTATGTACGAAATCTACGTATGTCCGGGTATGACTGCTAACAATATCATCTTCGCACAGCCATCAAACTTGATGCTTGGAACATGGCAGGAAAACCAAATGAACGAAGTGTTCATCTTGGATATGCAGCCTCTTGACGGTTCACAGAACGTACGTTACGGCGCACGCTTCTACCTCGGAGCACAGATTGCAGTAGGTGAGGACATCACATACTGGGGAGCATAATTAATAATCAAGG